CGTCGGCAGCGTCAGATGTGTATAAGAGACAGCAAGAAAGGAGAAAAAAAGAAATGAACGAATTATTAAGAGTTAATTATGACAGTGACAGAATCACACTGTCAGCAAGAGAACTTCATAAGTTTTTAGAAGTTACTGAAAGATTTGGGAATTGGTTTGAGCGTATGAACCAATATGGATTTCAAGAAAACGTTGATTATTTAGGGCGTAAAGTTTTTAACACCCAAGCTCATCAAGAACTTCAAGATTATGAAATCACTCTAGACATGGCAAAAGAAATTGCAATGATCCAAAGAAGCGAGAAGGGTAAACAAATCAGACAGTACTTCTTGGAACTTGAAAGAAAGTGGAACAGTCCAGAAGCAGTAATGAACAGGGCTCTTGAATATTCAAGAAAGCAAGTTCAAGCACTTCTTCAGACAAATGAGAAGTTAGAACTTGAAAACAAGATGAAGGATCAGCAGCTAAATGAATTAAAGCCAAAGGCTGATTATTATGATCAGATCCTTCAGAGCAAGTCATTAGTATTGATTTCACAGATTGCTAAAGATTACGGACTTGGAGCCCCAACGATGAATAAGAAACTTCATGAGTTGGGTGTTCAGTATAAGCAAGGTGCCAGTGGCTTCTATATAGCAAATATCAGAACAAAGGCTACACACATTCTAGAACTATCAATATCACAAGAAGTGACGGCCGTTCTGATGTGAGAATGCAAACAGAATGGACACAGAAAGGAAGACTGTTCTTGTATGAACTTCTTAGAAAGAACGGTATTCTTCCAATCATTGAGCAGAATTAAGGGGTGATCATCATGGATGAATGGAGTATCAGCGTTGAGGAAGTCATGCAGATTACCCATAAAAGTAGAGACTTCATCCTAAACGCTATAGAACAGGGCGTAATGCCTGGTTCAGTAGTAAAACACGGCTCAGGTAAAAGAAGTACATACATCCCTAGAAAGGCTTTCATGGATTACATGAACAATTATTATAGAGCTCCTTCAGATAAGTTGATTGCAGCAGTGGTAGAGGAGCTCACTAAAAGAAAAACAATTGAATAAGTAGCTTTAGTTGCTCGTAGGCACCTAAGGCTAGGAGACAAATAATAATTTGTAGAATGAACTGCAATACATAATTTAACATTTCTCTTTTTGGGTAATTCCATTGACTATACATACCTACTGTATACGGTCTCCTGGCGCTAAGTGCTTATGAGCACAAAAAAAAGAACACACGACAGCCATCGTGTGCTCCCACTCAATCTTGGAAAAGATTGATAAAAATCAGACAGTGCTAATTATAGCACAGAAAGAGGAAATTATGAACAATTTTGAAAAACTAGTAATTATCTTATTAAACATCTTTGTACTAGTGACACTAATTAGCATGGTGCTCACTGGCAACAATTGGGAAAGTACAGGAGTGCATATCTTATGTGCGTGCTCTCTTGGTGTCAATGTCTTATTCGCAGAGTACGTAATTTGTGGAGGTAAATAGCATGATCAAACACACAAAAAATCCATTCTTACACCTTGAGATTAAAGACGGGAACTGTGAAGTAACAGGAACAGGAAACACATGGCAGTACTTCTTGCTATTTGCTTTCATCGTTAAAGAAGCGAAAGAAGGAAGATTTACTGAAGGGTTCGACAACGAAGGAGAAAAGAAGGAATTTATTAGAATTCTAAATAAGGTGTATGAACGACCAGACGCTGCAATTGAAGCGTTTGGGCAGTTAGGTGATGTAAATAGTTACGATGCTATTTCAAAAGCCTTAGAAGCGCTAGACAGCTTGTTTGAGGGGGATTACTTAGATGGAGAATAAGAAAGATATTCTAGAGAGCCTGTTTGAGGCTCTTACTAGAACTAGAAAGTGGAGCGATGAAATCGCTGAAATGATTTACAACAAGGATAAGAACGGCAATGAAGAGGTTCTTGTTAGATTGTATGAAGGTAACGCTGAAATGTTTATCGATGTCACTGGTGACAGTGGCATGGCTCTCATTAAAGATGTAATCGCAGCTTTAGAGGAAATACGATGACCTCTTTTAAAGGATTGTTCGATTGTCTCTATGATCCTATTCCAAAAGATAAAGAAGGGTGGCTCTCTCAAAGAAGGAAGGGGATTGGTGGTTCAGATGCTGGAATAATCGAAGGTGTCAACCGCTACACAACTTTACATGAACTTTGGGAAGACAAGACAGGCAGACAAAAAAGGCCTCAAATAACAAATCATGCTATTGAAATGGGGAATCGTCTAGAACCTGTAATGTTCAACTTATTTGAAGCACTCTACGGCGATGACTATGAAGTTATCGATACAAAGGATTACTCCTTATCAAAGAAAGATAAGGAATGGATGCGAGCCAATTTGGACGGTGCTCTCATTCGTAAGGAAGATGGATCAAGCGGAATACTTGAAATAAAATCAACAACCATTAACAAGTGGCAGTACTTCCAGGATGAATGGGGCGATGATTCAATGCCTCAGACATATTACTGTCAGTGCTTGCACTATATGAATGTGACAGGTGCTGAATTCGTTGTCTTATTCGCTATTGCTATGATGCCGTGGTGCGATGAAACCAAGACAATTATTAGAAGAATTGAAAGAAGCGAGGTGCTTTTGGATTTAATGCAGCTAGAAGCAGATGAAGAAGCCTTCTGGCAAAAGCACATCGTGGAAGATATTGAACCAAATTTTATTTAAAGGAGAAAAAAGAAAATGATAACTAGAACAAGGGCTAATCAAGATATTAGAGACATGTTAAAGGATAATGGCCTCACTCAATGGGATTTATGTAAAGCGCTAGGAATTGGGGAAACTACCCTATACAGAAGATTAAGAGATGAACTACCAGAAGACCAGAAGCAAGAATACAAGAAAGCTATTGAAATGCTTATCAATCTAAATGCATAACGAAATTTAAAGGAGAAAAAGAATGAGATTTAAACAAGAAATTAAAGACCGTCTCTATGGCGGTCACATCGGAATCGAAACAGACAAGATTGATTTTGAGATTCTCAAAGTCATGCTTGCAGATGACAACAAGAAGATTGCAGATGGAAAGCCAGTAACTGAACTAGCATGGCCTTTTGGAGCAATTACAGCACTCACTGCAGTTAATGACAATGGTGAAGTATTCGCTGACAAGCAGATTGACATCAGATACGAACAGGTGAAGTTCAGGGATGCAATCATTGAAGAAGAAGATACACAGCCTATTGATGCAGATGTCAATGAAGTGGCTGAAATGCCTAGTTTAAGCGTTGTGAAGGTCATTCCAGCGCAGATTGAAGGATGTAACGTAAAACACTTCAAAGAGGCTGTAAAGTCTTATTTGAAGCGCTATGACGGCATTGTAGTGACTGCAGACAACTATAAAGAGTTATCTGATGTTGTTTCTAAACTGAAGAAAGAAAAAGACAATGTCAATGAAAGCAAAAAGGCAGTCAAAAAAGAAGCAATGAAAGTCTACACAGACTTCGAGAACGATATGAAAGAAGTTCTTAAGATGTTTGATGCTTCTATTAGTTCATTATCTAGTGATATTAAGGAATTCACAGATAAGGAAGTAGCAGAGAATGACATGGTTGTAAGAAAACTCATTAATAAGGCTCTTAATGATTATGTGCATAGAGATGACTTTGATGGATACTGTGCAACTAAGGTTTTCTCTATTGATCCACGCTGGAGTTCATTAAAGAAGTTTATCAACAGCAAGAAACCAACCAAAGCATTAGTAGATGCAATCAAACAGGAATGCGAAAGAACTAAAGAAACATATAAATCATATATGCAGCGCTGTGAGTCTTTAGACATCTATTTAGAGGCTAGATGTAAAGAAACTGATGTTGATCAAGAGATGATTGATGTAAGTGTCTATAAAGATAAGTTAAGAGACGGCTCTTTTGAGGACATTAAGCCACTACTAGAAAGAAGATTTAGAGAAATCATCAATAGACGAGATGAACAGGAACATCAGAAAGAAGAAGCAAAGAAGGAAGAAGTTAAGCAAGAAGAAAAGCCTGTAAATGTTTCTTCAGAAGAAAAAGAGCTAAAGATGTTGGTTGGTAAAATCGTAGGAACAAAAGCAGCACTAAATGAGTTGAAAACATCTCTAGACTACCTCAAAGCCAAATATGATGGTTGTTTCGATTATGATTTAAGATTCCCTAGAAAGAAAGAAGGTAAATAAAAATGACAGTTAAAAACAGTTTAAGAAAAGACACAACAAACAAAGCAAAATTCAGTACTTTTATCGCAAGCCCAGCAGTACAGAGAAAAATCAATGATGTTGTTGGCGGTAAGAATGGAACACGTTTCATTGCTTCTATTACTTCTACAGTTGTCAATGATCCAAAGCTTCAAGAGTGCGAACCCAACAGTATTATTACTGCCGCATTCCTTGGTGAAGCGCTCAACTTATCTCCTTCTCCTCAGTTAGGACAGTACTACTTTGTACCTTACAATACCAAGAGAGGAACAGTGGCACAGTTCCAATTAGGTTATAAAGGCTACATTCAGTTAGCCATTAGAAGTGGACAGTATAGAAAATTAAATGTTATTTCGATTAAGGAAGGTGAATTAATCCGTTACGATCCTCTTAATGAAGAGATTGAAGTCAGATTGATTGATGATGAACTTGTAAGAGAGTCCGCTAAGACAGTCGGCTATTATGCAATGTTTGAATATACTAACGGATTCAGAAAAACAATGTACTGGTCAAAAGAGAAGATGGAAGCACATGCGCTTAAGTATTCTCAAGGATATGCAGCAGACAAAAGAAAAGGCACTAACTGGACATTCTGGTCTAAAGATTTTGACGGAATGGCATACAAGACTATGCTACGTCAGCTGATCAGTAAGTGGGGTATCATGTCAATTGATCTGCAGAATGCTATTGATGCTGATATGGCGGTAATCAATAGTGATGGTACAAAAGAGTATGTTGATGCTCCTGTTACATTTGTAAACGAGGAAGAACCACAGGAAGAAGCACCTAAAGCAATCGCAAATGAAAGTTCAGCGCCTAAAGCACTACAGCCACATGAAGAATCTGACAAGGTTCTAGAAGATGCTGGAGTCAATACTGATTTCGGCGATGCTGAATTTGGCGACTTCGATGATGGTTATGATTATGAACAGTTCTAATTAAAGAAAGGAAGACATGAGGGATGGATGAAAAAAGAAGATGGATCAAGTTATACATGATGGACTACGATGAAGTCTATCATGATTCAAAAATGCTACACCTTTGGATTGACATCCTTCTTCATGCCAATCCTGTTGATTACTATCATCATGGTGACTTGATCAAGAGAGGACAATGTATCTTGTCTCTAAGACAGGTATCAGAAAGATGCGGGATGGCAAAAAACACTATTACTAAATATCTTCATCTCTTAGAAGAGTGCGGAAAAATCAAATTAGATATATCTAGAAAAGGCACTCTTATAACAGTTGAGAACTGGGATAAATATCAGAACCGTGTCTCACCAAGTGTCCTAAAAATAGGACAAGAAGTAGGACAAGAGGTAGGACAAGAGGTAGGACAAGAGGTAGGACAAGAGGTAGGACGTAATAAGAATAAAAGAATAAAAGAAATAAAGAATAAAAGAAGACTGTCTGTCAGTGACTCTGACTTGTCTGATTTAAAATCTTTTCTTATTGAAAATGACTTTGAAGAAGTTTCCGATGAAGTAATAGAAACATGCAAACTCTATGGACTTGAGAAAATAACCAATCTAAAGAACTTTGCTTTAGCAGTAGCAAAAGAAAAGAAATGGTACCAGAAGAAAAAGAAACTTAAAAAAAGAGTAACTGAAGAGGATAAAGAAGAATTAAGACGATTAACGGAAGAACTAGGAGGGGATTTATAATGACAATTGTGAATGATAGGAAGTTAGAAGCAGTCGCTAAATTCATTGGTGAAACGGAAGTCGAAGGCAATTGTATTTGTGACAATTTTAATGAAGTACTAGAAGAAAATAAAATCAATGTTCCTTGTACTGCTAGCAATTGCAAAAGCAACTGCCCATTCTATTCAAAAGAAAACTTTATCAAGTGGATTAAAAAACCAGACAGTATATATGATACTGAAGATTTTAAGAAACCTAAAAAAGAGGACTTTATAGGAATTGACATCCAAAAAGGTACGCTTGCTTTGGATAATGATTACATCAAAGCATTAGAAAACTATTGCAATGATTTAGAGAACGTTCTTGCGGACACTGAATATGATTTAGAAACTTCTGAATGTGATAATAGAGAACTGACTAATAAGTTAGAAAAGATTAGAGGTGTTCTTGATGGGTCGCATTGAAGTAGATGAAGAGAAAATGAGACGTTTTGTTAATGCGTCTTTGTTTACTTGCATGGATTTAAATTATAACTTATTTCATAAAAAGATATGTCATGATGAGTGCTGTGACTGTCCTCTAGATAGTGTCGAAAGCATGATTGAATGGCTAAAGGAGAAAAAACATGGCAATGATTGAAGTGGATGAAAAGAAACTAGATGCAGTATTGAATAACTCGCTGATTAGTTGTTTAGGTATATCTAGTGATTATTTTGGCGATAGATCATGCGAAGAGTTCAATCTTGAAGTCAAATCATTTTCGTGCTCATTATGCTGCCTTAAGAATAAGCAGAGCATTAAAGAGTGGTTGAAAGAAGATTAATTATTTTGGAGGTAGATTAATATGCTAAATGCGGAAAAGAATAAGAAAGTAATACTAGATCTTACAGAAGGAGGCTATTATTTTGCGGTTAGAAAAGATGGACAAAATATTGCAAGAAGCTGTGATGGTCTTAACTGTGAAGACTGTATTTTTGATGAAGAAGAGGATTGCGGTTGCAGTTTTTCGCGTATGAAATGGATGCTCTCTGAATATAAAGAGCCAATCAAAGTGAACAAACTAGAATATGATATTTTGAAACATCTTTCAGACAATACAAAATATTTGTACATTACAAGAGACAGATGCAACAGGCTTTTTCTTTACGGCATGGAGCCAACTAAAGGTGATGGCTATTGGCAAGGCAAATACTATGCTGGCATGTCAGCGTTTAATAAATTATTCCAATTCATTAAGTGGGAAGATAGTACTCCTACACCGATCAAAGATGTTCTTGATAACTGCGAGGTGGTCAATGATGCTGAAGAATAAAGAAGAGAGAACCTCATTCTTAAGAAATGAGAAGAACTGGGAAGTTGAGTATTTAACACCTGATATTAAAATGCTGACTTTAAAATTAACACCTAAACTATATGTCAGAAAAATTCAAGTGATGGGTTTTAATAAATATTTTAAAAAAAGTGGATGGTATACGCAGTTTACTAAGTTCTTTTATCCCGATGATTTATATTATAGTCCTAATACTTCCGATACAGAATTATTGCGATATTTAACTGCGCATAAAAATGATGATTACATTGAAGACTTAGAAGCGAAAGGAGAACAGTAAAATAACATGAACACTATTTCAATGGAACTGCATGAAGAGCAGATAACAGAACTACAAAGTCAGATTGAAGAATTAGAAAGTGAAAAACATTGTTTAGAAGAAGAATTGGAAGATTTAAAGGCTGAATATGAAGATTTAGAAGATAAGTGTAAAAGTTATGAAAAAGCAAACCAATCTGTATTGAGTATTTACAATGAGAATTTAGAAACGACGAAGGCTCTTCAGGAGTTAAACAATAAACTCATTAAAAGCTGTAAAAAGGCTAACAGAGATTTCTTTATTCTTGCAGTAGCTTATGCTGCTACACTGATGTTGATGATTTACTTGTTTATCAGATAGGAGTGATATAGATGTTTTTATTGCAGGTATTAGAAAATGTATTTTCTGTGTTTGCTATCGTTATGCTGATTGTTGCTGTCCTTATTGTGATATCAGTAATTGCTATTGCGGTGTTTGTTATCGTGTCGGTCGTTGTGAATGGCATAGAAGAAGATAAGGAGAATAATAACTTATGACAATAAATGACAAGGAGGAACACTATTAATGCTTAATCGTGCTTTATTAGTCGGAAGACTTACAAGAGACCCTGAACTAAGAAGAACAAGCAATGGAAAGGCTGTTACTTCTTTCAATCTAGCAGTAGAAAGAAACTTCAAGAGCGATGATCAGGAGGCTGACTTCATTAACTGCGTATGCTGGGGGAAGATTGCGGAAAACACAGAGCGCTACTGTTCTAAAGGTTCGATGGTTTCTATTGATGGTCGCATTCAGACAAGAAACTATGATAATTCGCAAGGACAAAAGGTATATGTCACTGAGGTGATTGCTGACTCTGTTCAGTTCATTAACACTAGAAAAGAAAATCAAGCTGCACCACAAGCACCTGTTAACAATTATGTACATAATGAACCAATTCAGCAGTTTGAGGATGAAGGCTTAATCATGGATGAAGAGGATATCCAATTCTAATGAGCAAGTACAACTCAAGAAAGACTACAGTTGACGGCTTCACATTCGATTCCAAGAAGGAAGCCAGAAGGTATTTAGTACTTAAGAAAATGGAACAGGATGGAGAAATAAAGAATCTCCGTCTTCAGGTTCCTGTCGAGTTGGTACCATCTTTTGAAATTGTGGTTGATGGAAAGAAGAGAAAAAGAAGAGCAATGCGATACATCTGTGATTTTGTCTATGAAGTCAACGGAACAACAGTCTATGAAGATGTAAAAGGCAGAAAAACAGAAGTTTATAAGATTAAGAAAAAGATTTTTGAATATAAATTCAAAACAACGATAAAGGAGACATAGAAAAAATGAAAGTAGCAAGAAAAAACACATACTATGTTTACAACGCTGAAAACGGCGAGTTCCTTGGTTGTGGGAGCCGTTGCGACATAAGAAAATATTTTAATGTAGGATTAGAACGCATAGAATCATGTGCAAAAAGCAGAGAGCCGTTAGTTTCAACAAAAAATGACATAATACTAAATATTAGCAAAGTAGAAGGAATAGTTGAAAATATACCTTTTACAGTCGGGCTTACAAGAACAGAATGTAACTTTGTAGAAGTTTTCAAAATATTCAGATGCCCAAGAAACGAAGAAGAAAAGGAATATATGAGAACGCACTTTTCAATTATCAACCTTGATAAAGTAAGGTTCGAACTTGATACGAGGTCATTTAATGACGGATTCCCATTCAGAATTAATTTCACAGGAAAAGGAAGACTGCGCTCAATTATTTTTAGCGAAAAGTTCTATAGTAGAAAATTAGCAGAAGAAAGGCTCAGATATTTACAGGACTTTCAAGCGAAACAACGTAGCGGTGATTTCTGGTATTTTAAAGATAAATACGACGCTTCAAGAGTTGTATGTGTTGACAGGACTAGAAGCGGAAAGAATAAGATTATGTCACCTTCTCGTGACACAACAAAAAAAACAAATTATAAAGAGTATTTAGATCTAGTTCAATTTCTACAGTCTGAATTCATCAGATAATCAAACAGGGCATTGAGTTCTTTATTAGATTTTATATACTATCAAGAAAATTTATTAGGACCCCTCATACTTAATAGATTCTTTTCTAAAAGCAAGATCCTCACATGGACTTGATGCCCTAACATATTTTTCTATTCTAAAACCAACAAACAACAGCAGTGTCATGGCTTTGCTTCAATCTCATTCACCTTCTTTTGCAAAGAATAAGAGTATGAAGCGCTAATTTTGCTATCCAACTATAAAGTTATGATGTTGCTGGGAGAAGAGAAGACACAAATTGAAAACCAATAGGAAGAGTAAAGGACTGTTTTCTTCTTCTCCAGAAAGGAGGTTAAATGGGAAACTTTGTTTTATATCGTAACGGAAAAAGAACCGATATAACTGGATCAATAGAAAAGATAAGTCAGTATGTTGATGCTACTCAATTAGCTCTAAAACATAGATGGCAACGTATATATAAACATGAAAGTGTATTTTCAAATGAAATACCTATTAAAATAGGGAGTGCATACGATAATGAGGAATATATGGCAAATGTATTTGCTCATAGAAAAGTACACAAGAAAGAAAAGAAAAGAGCAAGCTATGAAGATAGGCAGTTCTATGTTGTCTATGACATGAATGACAATGTAATTGTTGCAGGCACTGCTGAAGAATGCGCTAATAGGCTATCCATTGGATTAGCTAGTTTCTACTGCAAGGCAAGCAATCAGCACAGCGATAAATACAATGCAAGGCATCCTAGCACTGCCCCAAGAAAATATTATGTATATACTTTAAAAGATAAGGAGGAGTGAAATTAATTTGTTTTTCATTTTATTTGTACTGGTGATAGTGATTTATTTATTTTTTATTTTTGAGTAAGGAGGTAACGTATGACAGCCGAAGAAGTCAGAACATATTTAAAATCATATAGAAATCTAAAGGACAAAGCAGACTATCTACAGAATAAGTTAATAAACGTTAAAGCAATCTCATATAGAGACAGTCCAACAGGTTCATACAGTGAGCCCAAGACGCAGAATGACTATATCTTGATGAAGGATAGGTGTTTAGAAGAAATGGCTCTCATACGTCAAAATATAGACAAACTAGATGATATCAATCATAGGGATGTACTCTTTTATCGATACATCGAACTAATGAGTATCTATGATACTGCTGACATGCTGCATGTATCGCAGAGAACAGCAGAGAAGTATATACATGATGCAATTGAAAAGATGATTGTTATTTTATCTTAACGTGAATACACGGTTATAAACGTTAAACGGCGCAACATTGCGCATTTAAATGTTATATAATGGTAAAAAGAGGCAAATTAAGCAGAGAGGCATAATAAAGCCTCTTTTTTTATTGCTTGATAAGAAAGGGGTGCGACTATGACAGAAAAGCAGAAACTATTTTGTGATGAGTATCTAAAAGATACTAATGCTACAAGAGCATATCTAACAGTCTATGCCAATTGTAAAAGTGCCACCAGTGCAGCACCTCTTGCTTCTAAGCTTTTAAAGAAAGAAGAGATACAAAAGTATATCTCTGAAAAGATGGAAGAGATTCATAATGAGAATACTGCCGACATTCAGGAGATAGTTGAATATCTAACATCTGTTATGCGCGCTAAATCAGAGTCTTATGTAATGATCATGAACGGTAACGGTATGCAGAAGGTCATACAGAAGCCTCCGGACGAGAAAGAAAGGCTTAAAGCTGCTGAATTATTAGGCAAGCGTTTTGGTATGTTTACGGAAAATGTAGATGTTACATCGAACGGCAAGACAGTAATCGTGGATGATATAGATGAAAGTTAGTTTAAAGTCCATTATTGGTCCTGCTTTCTATGATGTTCATAAGCATATCAAAAACAATGATTACACGCACTATTGGTTAAAAGGTGGCCGTGGATCATTGAAGTCTTCATTCATTGGTACTGAAATTCCTTTAGGCATCATGAGGGATGCACAAAAGGGACTGATGAGCAATGCAGTTGTTATCAGACGTGTAAAAGATACATTGAGAGGTTCAGTATATGAACAAATCAAATGGGCTATTTACATGATGAAAGTTGAAAATGAATGGGAGATGCCTGACTCAAAACTGCAGATGACTTACAAGCCAACAGGACAAGTCATCATATTTAAAGGTGCTGACAATCCTAAAAAGTTGAAATCAACAAAGGTGTTTGTAGGTTATATAAAATATGTTTGGTTTGAAGAATGTGATGAGTTTGAAAGTTATGACAAGATCACCAATATCAATCAGTCTTTGCTTCGTGGTGGTCCTGAATATTGTGTGTTCTACTCTTTTAACCCTCCTGAAAGCCAAAGAAATTGGTGCAACAAAGAAGTTTTAGTAAAAAGGGATGATACATTCGTATCTCACACTACTTATCTTCAAGCACCGAAAGAATGGCTTGGAGAACAGTTTTTAATTGAAGCTGAACATATGAAAAAAGTTAAGCCTGAAAAATACTGTCATGATTATTTAGGTGAAGTTACTGGTACAGGCGGAGAGGTTTTTACAAACCTTGATATACGTGAGATAACCGACGAGGAAATACAGGTATTCGATAGATTAAAAAACGGATTGGACTTTGGTTATGCTGGTGACCCATTGGCATATGTCAAAGCAAACTATGACAAGACGCGCAGGCGTCTTTTTATTTTTGGTGAAGTATACGGAACTAGACTATCCAATGCCAAGGCCGTAAAACTCATAAAAGAGATTAACCCACTCAATAAGCTAGTCACTGCTGATTCAGCTGAGCCAAGAACCATTAATGAATTCAAGTTATTAGGTCTCAATATCATTGGTGCAAAGAAAGGCGCTGACAGTGTAGACAATGGAATAAAGTTCCTTCAGGACTTGGACAAGATAATTATAGATCCTGTTAGATGCCCCAATGCTGCACGTGAATTCAATGACTATGAAATTGAAATGGATAGAGACGGCAACCTTAGAGGGGAGTTCCCCGACAGAAACAACCACACTATAGATGCGGTTAGATATGCTATAGAAAATGAAATCCTTATGAAGAAGGCAAGAGCAGGAAAGAGGAGATTTTAAAAGATGTATTATACTTTCACGATTCCACGAGAAAAATTCGACGAGACAAACATAGACAGAAGCATGATCCTTCGTCTCATTGCTAAGCATTATAGTATTCGTGCTCCTGAGATATTGAAGAATGTCGGCTATTACTTTGGTAAGCATGCCATCATGAACAGGAAAAAGAAGTTCAAGAACCAGCCGAACAATAAGATCATGGTAAACCATGCTAAAGATATATCAGATACAGCAACGGGCTATTTTCTTTCAAACCCTATCACATTCAAGAAGAATACAGAAGACGGCAATATTGACAAGCTGACAGGTGCTTTTGTTGATGCTGAAACAGATGATACAGATTCATGCAATGCTATCAATATGTCACGTGCTGGTGTCGCTTATGAGTATGTTTACTTATGTGAGCATGAAAGCAAGCTGATGACCAAGACACTTGACCCATTGTCAACATTCAAGGTTTTCGATGCTTCAATTGAGCAGCATGAACTATTCAGCGTTTATTATTCGATTGAAAAAGATGATTCTACTGACAGGTTCAATATCATCGCAACAGTAACAACTGAGAACTATGTCACAAGAATCGGAATCACATGCAATGAGGAATTTGAAAAAGGCGAGTTTTCAGAACTAGGTGAGCCTTACCAACATTTCTTAGGTGAGGACCCTATCATTGAGTATAGAAACAACATGGACTGCATTGGAGACTATGAACAGCAGATTTCTCTTATCGATGCATACAATACATTATGCTCTGACAGAATCAACGATAAGGAGCAGTTCATTGACGCAGTGCTTGTTGTCTATGGCGCTCTTTTAGGTGATGACGATGAAGAAGCAACAAAAGCGCTCCAGGCTATCCGTAAGAATGGTGTTATGGAACTTCCTAGTGATGCACGCTCTGAATATCTGACTAGAACATTTGACGAGAATGCGGTGGAAACACTCAAGCGCTCAATAAAGGAAGATATCTATTCACTTTCTCATGTTCCTAATCTGACAGATGAAAACTTTGCTGGCAACAGTTCAGGCATTGCCATTCAATATAAGCTTCTAGCACTTGAGACTCTCACCAAGACAAAAGAGAGATATTACAAGAAAGGACTTAAGAAGCGTATAAGAATGTTCTGTACTTACCTCAATCTAAAGGCAATTGCTGCTGATCAGTCAATGATTGAGCCTGTATTTACAAGAGGACTCCCACAGAACCGTCTTGAATTATCACAGATTATTGCGAATCTTAAAGGTGTTGTATCAACTAAGACACTTCTTGCACTCCTTGACTTTGTTTCAAACGTCGATGATGAAATGAAAGAAGTCAAGAAAGAAAAACAGGAAGCACTTGAAACACAGAAGCAGTTATTTGATACCGAAAATCAGAATACTCCTCCAGAAGATGAAGAAGAAACAGATGATCACAAGGAAGATGGTAATAATGATGATGACAAAGACAAGGAATGATAGTGCTCTGTTATGACTAACATCAAAAACATAAAGTACTGGGAGATGCGAGAAGCAAGGAACATGTACAAGGATATGCAGTTGGCTGAGGACTGCGCCAAAGAGTTGAGCGTAATCTATAGCAAGGCTGCAATCTACACTGCCAAGCAGATTGAGGGGATATTCAATAGATTCGCTTCAAAACATCATCTGACAAGAGACGAGGCAATTAATCTTCTTTCAGAGGCTGACAGTAAAGATTTCGAAAAACTGCTTGAAGCATACAAGAATAAGACGGGTGCCCAAAAAAGAGAGGTACTGGCAGAATTGGAAGCCCCAGCATATAAGAATCGTATGAAGAGGCTTGATGATATTAACAAGTCAATTAATAAGCTGATTAATGCCATTGAATCCAAGGAAAGAGATGCTATAGGGAAGACAATGCGAAAGGTCTATGAAAGCAGTTATCACCATGCAGTATATGAAGCTGCAAGAATGAGCGGTCTAGATCTTCAGACAGGCCCTATTGATGAAGGCGCTCTTGAAACCATTCTGAAAAAGAAATGGTCAGGTCAGAACTATTCCGAAAGAGTATGGAACAATACTCAGAAGGTGGCCGATGCACTAAAAGAGGAGCTCATGATAGGAGCACTTACAGGAAAGACAGAGAAGGAAATGACCGACTCAATCAACGAACAGTTCCTATCAGGTAGAAATAAAGCTAGAAGACTTGTAAGAACCGAATCATCATACATCCACAATGAGGCGCACTTTCAGGCTTACAAGGATTATGGCATAGAGGAGTATAGATTTGTTGCAACACTAGACCTTAGAACGTCTCAAATTTGCCGTGAGAGAGACGGAAGTGTATACAGGGTGAATGATAAGAAGATAGGCGTAAACGCCCCTCCAATGCACCCATGGTGCCGTTCTACAACTATTATGAATCTTGATGATGAAACTATGTATAATCTAGAAAGATTTGCAAGGGACCCTGTTACAGGTGAAAGGATGAAAGTTCCAGCGGATGAGACTTATAAAGAGTGGCATAAGAGAATGGTTGAAAAGCATGGTACTGAAGCTTCAAACGTATGGACAAAAGAAAGACTTGTATCCAGTGGAAGAGAAATAAAAGAAATGGATAAAATGGGCAGAAAGACCACGTTTGATTTAAATTCCAACGAAGAAAAACGCCATTTTATCGTATATAAAAATGATAAGTACAAAAATATCTATTGCCAAACAAACACACGTAACGCTCAGAAAATGAGCGAATTTATAAATGAAAAGGTAAATATAGAGGATAGATACGGAGAGCTAGACCATATTATTATTGTAAAGAACAATTCATTACGAGCAATTGCTGGATATGATCATGTAAATAACGATCTATACATCAGTGAAGAGCTGATAGACTCTAAACTGTTTAAATCTTTAGTTTCGTCTGAATATTTCCCCTCAAAAAATGTGGAGGATATTTTAAACCATGAACTTGGTGGGCATAAAAAACATTGGGACGCAATTAAGAGATATCAGGAGCTTTATAATCTAAGTATTGACCGAGCCAAAGAAAGTTTGGAGGAAAATTTAAGAAAATATGTAATAAATCAACAAAGTAGTGATACAATATATTTGAAGAGATTTGTTAGTAAGAATGCTTCCGATAACTTTGACTACAATAAACAGTTAAATGAAAGTATTGCGGATGTATTTGTTCTTTATTCACAAAATAAAATGAAAGACGAAAATCTTACAAAACTGGTATTGGAGGTACTTAATTATGATGATTAATCCGTCTAAAGAAAGATTAAAATTGCTAGATATTTATTATGATGAACTTTCTCCATGGCTTTATTTCGATATGGAAACTGAAAGCAAAAAAGTTAAGGATGACGCACCTCAAGAAATCAAAGAAAAATTTTTAATAGTAAGCAAAAAACTAGGGTATATCAAATGATAACCGACGATATGTCGGTTTTTATTTTATACAATCTCAATGAAGGAGAACAACATGGCAAGAGATGATTATCATGTAATTGTTTATCAGATTCTATCCTACCTGTATATGCAGCTAAAGCAAGGCAAGGATATTGATGCATCACTCATAAGACACGACAGTAAATATCTTCAGATCAACAGAAAGTACTGGACTTATGTCATTGTGAATCTGTTGAATGAGGGATATATCAGTGGGATAGTAATTGACCAGGATATAGACGAAAACATAGAAATATACAACCTTGATAAATGTGAGATTACACCAAAAGGAATAGAATACCTTACTGATAATTCAACTATTGAAAAAGCCAAGCGATTTATGAAAGACTTGAAAGATATATTACCGTTCGTATAAGCCGACTATCTAGTCGGTTTTTATTTTGCTCAATTTCAAGAAAGGAGAACCATATGGCTGAAGGATTGAAACCACATCATCACCAGTACTTTGAGTATGACTGTAAAAGTCATTTTGACAGCCGTAGGCACGTCATTGTCAAGAAGGTGACATATATGTGCATGATATGCGGAAAACTCTCACACGAGACATATGAAGAGTACTGTCCGCCTCCCAAGGAAAGAAAACCTAAAGCATTGATGAAATACAGAAGCAGACAGAAGAGCGGTTGATGTTCTTCTTTTTTTCTGTTTGTCCATAACGTGCATATGACATTAAAAGGTGCATGGATATAACAGTCATACGGACTATAAACGGAGGAATTAAGTTATGGAATATATTAAGAATATGATGCCTTTGAACCTTCAGCTTTTTGCGGAAGAAGGGGAAGAGGGGGAAGAAGATAAAGGCGATGAAGGGAATCCCGATAATGCGCAGTCAGGTGAACCTGAAGATGGTAAAGCCAAAGTAACAACCCTCACAGAAGACGATGTGGACAGAATCGTCCAGAAGAGACTTGCCCGTGCAAGAAAGAAGTGGGATAAGGATCATACGGAAGCCGAAAGGCTTCAAAAGATGACAGATGATGAAAAGAAGCAGTATGAGGAAGACAAGAGAAAAGAAGAACTTGACAATAGAGAAGCAGCAATTACTCGTAGAGAACTGACTGCAGTTGCCAAGGAACAGCTTAATGCTGCAGGAGTTCCAGCAGGCATGGCTGACTTCATTGACTACACTGATGCTGATTCCGTAAATGAATCTGTCAAGAGACTCTCTAAAGCATTCAAGGGAGCGGTTCAGCAGTCTGTTGATGACCGATTAAAAGGGAAAGCACCTTTAGACAAGGCAAAAAACAATGTATTGACTGCTGAAGAAGAGAATGCAAGAAAAGCATTCGCGAATGCACTTAAATTTTAGAAAAGAGGTATAGAACATGGCAATTAACACATTACAGTATTCAACTATTTTTCAGACTGAACTAGATAAACAGATGGAGCATCTCACTCTTACATCATGGATGGATGCCAATGCCGGACAGATTAAGTATGACGGTGGTGCAGAGGTAAAAATCCCTAAGATGTCATTAGTGGGCTTAGGAGACTATAACAGAGACGAAGGATATAAACAGGGTGCTGTTACTCTTGAATATGAAACATTCAAAATGACACAGGACCGTGGAAGAAAGTTCCTTCTTGATGCAATGGATGTAAATGAAACTAACTTTGTGGCATCTGCTGGCACTGTCATGGGAGAATTCCAGCGTTTACATGTTGCTCCTGAAGTAGATGCTTACCGTATTTCTAAGGTTGTTTCTGATGTTACAGAAAAGAAATCAGCCAACATCCTAACAACTGCATTGACTGAACAGAATATTCTTTCTGAATTAGAAAAGGCAGCGGATACTATCCGTGATAAAGGATACCAGGGTGATATCATCTGTCATATTACATATGATACTTTAAGATTATTAAAGGAAAAGATGGTAAACAGCAATCTTACATCAGGTAAATTAACTATTGGAAATATCACATTAGACATCTATAAGCTTGATGAAATCACATTCATTCCTACACCAAAGAACAGAATGTATTCAGCTATCACGGTTGATGCTGGAGCAACAAAAGACAAAGGTGGATATACAAAAGGTGATACTGCTAATGATGTAAACTTCTTAATGGCGCCAATCAATAGTGTTATTGGTGTTACTAAACAGGACAAGACAAGAGTATTTGACCCTGATACTAATCAGGATGCAAATGCTTGGCAGATTGACTATAGAAGATATCATGACTGCTGGGAAAAGGACAACATGCTTGACCTAATCATTGCTAACGTCTCAGCTGGTGCATAATGATCATTGTAAAAAGAATCAACGTTGAAAGGGCCATCCATGAGGATGACCTTCAGCGTTATACAAAACAGGGATATCGTGTCATTGAAGACAAGAAGAATGATGAAGATACTCCTGTAGAAAACAATGAAGTGACGGACCTCAACGATATGACTGTTGACCAGTTAAAGACTATTGCAAAGGAAAAGGGCGTTAGCGGATATTCTAGTCTTGTTAAAAAGGAATTGGTCGCAGTTCTCACTAAGATGCAGGAGGAGTAATCTATGGATTTAGTTGAGATTGTTGCTGAAAGAACAGGAACGAGTCAGGGGCGTGCAAAAATCTATGTTGAAATGGCAAAACAGCGTGCTCTTGCACATACAAACCGCACTGTATACATCACTGCAATGGATTTCTGTGTGGCTGATCTAGCATGTGCCATGTACTTCAGAGAGGGCATGGTCGGAGAATCATCACATTCAGAAGGTGGCATCACATCTACTTTTCAGTCTTCCACCTATGAAGATATTCTCTCAACTCTCAACAATTTAAGACTGATTCGCGCAGGAGGAATCGTGCACGAAAAGAAGCCGGAGGGGAATCAATGAGACTTTCAGCGCTTAAGAACTATCCTGTATATGAGCCTGTCATTGAAAAAGATGGTGAAGGTGTCACCACTGAAAAGTGGATCAAGAGAAAATCAATGCTTCTTGAGATATGGCCTGCATCCGGTAAGTTACAGGCTGAAATGTATGGGGAGAGACTGAACTACATTCTTAATATGATTCTTCCTAAGAATAAGGATGATGATTTCATACCCACTGAAAAGTGGGGAGTGAATGTCTATAATCATTCAATCGATGAACCGGATTATAGAATCATCAGCATGAAGGAATATAACAGACACTATCTCTATGAACTGGAGAAGATTATTAAATGAGTCTCAATGGTGCTAATGAATTATTTAGAAAGCTTCGTGCTATAGATGCCGTTCTTGAGAATCCTGAACAGGTTCTTGGAAAGGCTGCAGAAACCATAAGAAGTGGGTGCGTTCTTGAGTGTCCTGTTAATGATGGTGAATTAAGAAACTCCATTAAGACACGTGTTGAAGGAGACAAGGGATATGTTTATACAAATAAGGCATATGCCCAATATGTCGAATTCGGAACAGGTCGAAAAGGTGCTGCAGACCATGCTGGAATATCTCCATATGTACATCCTTCTTATACTATGGAACCTTGGTGGATTCCTGAAGAGAAGTTATCAGAAGAAGCAATAAATAACTATCATTGGGTAGTTATCGAGGTTGATGGAAAGAGATATTACAGGTCGGATGGACAGCCTGCACAGCCATTCATGTACCAGGGAGCAAAGAAGACTGAAAAGAAAGCAGTAAAAGATGCTGGTATAGTAATCAGCCAGTTAATTGAAAAGGATTAAAAGCATATGATCAACATTAAAGATAAAGTATATAAGGCTCTGACAGATGAGGGCCTTGAAGTCACTGATATCTATCCTAAGGACTGGGCAAAGCTTCCAGCAGTTCAGTATGTTGAGGAAGATAACAGCGTGGCAGAATGGACGGATGACAAGGAGCAGACATCACATGTCCTTTACAGAATCGAAATCTGGGATACTAAGAGTACATCGGGTACAGCCTTGAAAGTTGATAAGGCATTATCAGCAATGGGGCTAAAGAGAGTATCATGCAGAGATATTGATGATGCATCAGGACTTAGACACAAGAAAATGAGTTATGAAGCATTTTATGATAGTGATTACATCTATCACGGTATGTAACTGATAAGGAGGAATTATATAATGCTAGCAAATGGCGCTAAATTATCTTATGACAAGACAAACAAGGGAACTACTTTCACTGACCTTCCAGGGTTGAAGAAGATTCCTGACATGGGTATTGAAAAAGAAAAAGTTGAAAACTCTTCACTTGATGATACAGTTAAGGTCTATGAGTTTGGTATCGGAGACCCTGGAGACCTTGAATATACATTCAAGTATGACAACAGCAAAGCAACATCTTCATACAGATTAATGAGGGAACTAGAAAAAACAGGGGCTACCGCAATGTTCAAGGAAACATTGAAGGACGGCACTACAACTACATTCTCAGGACAGGTCACTGTTAAAAGAGCGGGCGGTGGTGTCAATGATGCTATTGAATTTACTGTTGCAATCGCATTACAGTCTGAACTCACTATTACTGATCCATCAGAAGCAGCAGCATAGAAAGGAAGATATAGATAAATGGCAGAAAAAGCAAAAAGAAAACCGTTCATTATTTGGAAAATCGGTGAAGAAGAATACAAATTAAAACTGACAACAGGAGAAATCTCTAGACTAGAACAGATGTATGGTGGAAGTCTTATCAACCTTCTTAATACAGAAACAGGCATGACACCATTATGCACTATGCTGGACATCACACATGGTGGTCTTCAGAAATTCAACAGCAACATCGACAGAAGCGATGTGAATGATATGTTTGATAGATACATCGATGAAGGTGGCTCACAGACAGAGTTCCTTAGTAATGTTCTTATTCCATTGTTCCAGGTATCGGGTTTTTTCTCTGGGGCTCTCGAAACGAAAATGGAAAAGGAAATGGCGGAAGCCAAGAAGAATCTCTAGAAGATATCCTGATTACAGATTACATATACAAGGCGGTCTATGATCCAGCGCTTGATGCTGGAGTAGACCCCTTTTCATTTTGGAATTATTCGTTAGATGAGCTATACGATATTATTTCAGCGCATGAAAGAAAGAAAAAAGAAATGGTGCGACAGGAAGCGATATCTCTTCAGATACAGGCCCTTCAGATAAGGGATTGTATTTCTGCTGTCCTTAATGGCAAGGATGATTCATTCACTCCTGCACAATTGTGGGACTTCTATCCTTCACTTTTTGAAGAGGATAGGAAAGAGTTTGAAAAAGAGAAGGAAAGAAAAGGGATTGCAAGCGCTAGATCTTCTCGTATTGCCTTCAGTAGAAGACATAATGAAGCACTAAGAAAAAGAAAGGCGGTGATGCAGAATGACGGTAGAGGAACTGCAGATAGTAATATCTGCACAGACGAAATCAGCGAAATCAGAACTGAACAGCGTGAAGAATGAAGTCACCGGCCTAAAGAATCATGTTGATAAGGTCACAGGCTCAATTGGCAATTCATTCAAGAGTATCCGCAATATTGTGGCGGGTCTTGGTATTGCTTCTCTGATTAAATCAACGATATTAGGGAATGTTGATGCTGCAATCAAGAGAGTCGATACTCTTAGCAATTATAGCCGTGTGATGTCGAATCTAGGTGTTGGGAGCGTTCAAGCGAATGCATCGATACAGAAACTAAGCAATAAGCTTATTGGACTTCCAACAACCTTGGATGATGCATCAGGCGCAGTACAGAGATTCACATCAGTAAATAGTAACATCTCTAGATCAACAGATATGTTCCTTGCACTTAATAATGCTATTCTAGCAGGTGGTGCAAGCTCTGAGATACAGAAATCAGCACTTGAACAGTTGTCACAGTCATATGCTAAGGGTAAACCTGATATGTTTGAATGGCGTTCAGCGATGACTGCAATGCCTGCACAGATGAAACAGGTGGCTGAGGCCATGGGTTTTGTCAATGCTTCAGCATTAGGCGAGGCATTAAGAAACGGAACTGTATCTATGGACCAGTTCATGAATACTCTTATGCAGTTAAACACTCAGGGCATTAACGGCTATCAGTCATTTGAGGAACAGGCAAGAAATGCGACAGGTGGAATTTCTACATCAATCGCTAATATGAGAACAGCTATTGTTAGATGTATGTCCGAAGTAATGAATACAATCGGGCAGTCTAATATTGCTGGATTCTTTACTAATATTGCAAAGGCAATTAACTCATGCGTCCCATATGTTGTTGCATTCACTAAAGTTGTTATGGTCGCCGTTGGGTATCTGACGGCACTGTTTGGTGGCAAGTCAAAGAAGTTGAGTTCTTCTTTTGGTGGAGTGTCAAACAATGCTAAGAAGGCAGCAGGAAACACAGGGGCTCTTGCAAAGAAAATGAACGATGCTTCCGACAGTTCGCAGAAGCTTTCTAAAGGCGCAAGCGGAACAGGAAGAGGATTAAAAAAGGCAGCAGGTAATGCTTCTAAACTCAAGAAGGAATTGAAAGGAGCTCTTGCTGGATTCGATGCAATCAATAACATCAATTCAAGCAATGGTTCAAGTGATCCGTCTTCAGGTGGTTCGGGCGGTGCTGGTGGTTCCGGTGGCATTGGTGATATAGGAAGCATAGGTGCTGATGCGTTTGATACTGGAAGTATGACTGCACCACTCGAAGAAGTAGACAAGCAGTTAGAGGAAATCAAGAAGAAGGTTGCGGAATTCTTCCAGCCATTAAAGCAGTCATGGGATAAGTTTGGTGCGCCGATGATTGCAGCTGCAGTATATGCATTTAATGGTGTCAAGAATCTTCTTATGGAAATAGGCAAGTCAATGTACACAGTGTGGGAAAATGGCACAGGTGCAAAGACTGTCGAACTGATATTGAAGATATTCACTAACATATTCAAGATAATTGGCAATATCTCTCAAGGATTGGCCGATGCATGGAACACTGCAGGCCTAGGTGATTCAATCATCCAGCATTTATGGAATATATTTAACTCTATATTGAAGATCATCAATGAGATTCTGAAAATTGTGAGAGATATTACTAAAGCGATTGACTGGACTGTTGTACTAGGTGCAGTGAATGTGGTTCTTGGTATCATTGACGGGTTATTCTCTTTCATAGCAGATAATGTAGGTCTTATTCTTGGCATACTTTCAGCTATTGCGGGATTATCATTATTTTCTACTCTTGCTGGAATTCTTGGTACTGTTATCACACAGATACAGCTTGCAGTAGGAGTATTTTCAGGTTGGGCATCACTTGCAACTGCATTGAGTGGTGCATTTGGAATTCTTCCACAGATTTTTGCATCTATTGTAATGGCTGTGAATCCTGTAAATGTCATCATTGGGGCAGTCATTGCTACAGTGGTAGACTTATGGCAGAAGAGTAAGAGTTTCAGAGACGACATCGTAAGCATTCTAGGAAATATCGCCACTATTGTTCAGAAGGTATTTCTAAATATTGTGGCACCTATCATTGATACAGTTGGTAAAATCATCATGGATTTTGTGGGCGATGTTCTCAAGCCGTTGTGGAACGCATGGGAGAATGTATTCCAGAGCATAATGGGATTATTAAGTGATTTTCTTAAGTTCGCTACGCCTATATTCAGCACGATTCTTGATATTCTAGGACCTGTATTCGAATTGGCCTTAACACTATTGAGAGGTGTATTTGATATGGTATTTGCTGCAATTAGGGGAATTATTGAACGCGCAGACAAAACAATCTGCGAAAGAGTCAACAATATCAGAGAATTCTTCCGTAATCTAGGTGAATGGATGGAAGGAACTTTCGGCTTCAAATGGAAGAATGTGTTTGAAACGGTTAAGAATGCCGTCAAGGCGTTCAGAGACTACGTGGGCCCTATCATTAATTCATTGGAAGTTGTTTTCTTGGGTCTTACTAGCTTTATCAGTGGTGTATTCTCAGGCAACTGGAGAAGAGCATGGTTTGGTGTCAGACAGATATTTGAAAGTATTGTTTCCGGATTAGGACACATCTTCAAGGCTCCATTGAATTTCATGATTGATGGAATCAATAAATTCTTAAGCGGCATTGGCAAGGTAAAGATTCCTGACTGGGTTCCTGGAGTCGGTGGAAAAGGATTCTCTATCCCTAGAATTCCTAGACTAGCAAAAGGTGGTATCGTAAGTGCATCCACTATCGCCAATATTGGTGAAGCAGGAACAGAAGCAGTAATACCATTACAAAGAAACACACAGGGACTTGATATGATTGCTGAAAAGATTTCAGAAAGATTATCACTTCCTCAGAATGACGGCACAGGCGCTACCTATGTCATTAAATTAGTACTTGATGACGGTAGAGTAATCACAAAGATGGTGATTGACAATATCAAGGATTATGAAGCACGCACAGGCAAGCCTGTATTTGACTATTAGGGGGTGGAATAAATGGCAGATGAAGCGAAAATCAAGATAAACGGAACACTTATTCCGACTCCTTCAGAGATTAGCGTAGAAATCAATGATCTAGATTCGGATAGTGTCAGACCTGTCTCAACAGGCATCTTAAGAAGAAATAGAATACGTTCTAACATGCTTAAGATTACATGTACATATAAGTTGAATACATTTACAGATGTAATGAATATTTTGAAGGTACTCACTCCGGCAGAGTTCACGGCAGAACTCTACATTCCTGATCATGGTATCAGAGGAACCAAGAAGATGTATGCTTCAAATAAGAAGTACAATTATAAGAGAGTGCAGTCTGGTCTAAAGGCAGATTCATTCTCTTTCTCTCTGATTGAGGTGTGATCATATGCTTATAAAGTATGGAGAGACAAATGTAACGGACAGACTTCTTGATTATAAGATGTCTGTCTCTTTTGCTGACTGCCGTATGATAGGCAACGTTCCATCAATTGAATTGACAATGAAGTTCGATAACTATGACGGCATTCTTGACAATATCGACATCAGCAAGTACTGGGAAGTCAAGGAGAATGATGCATCTGATACAAGATACTTCAAGGTGTATGACCAGCCGGAGAAGTACACCAAGGAACTCACTCTCAAGATGTATGACAACAACTATTCTCTTGACAAGGCATACGATACTAAACTGTCTTATCCTGTCACTATAAAAGACCAGCTAGACGAGATTGAAAGTCTGACTGGTCTTTCTATTATTCGTGAAGGAATACCGCAGTACGTTCTTGATAAGAGCGTATCATGGTATGATAACACGATTGTGATAAGAAACTATCTTGGGTGGATTGCTGAACTGTTTGGGGCTAATGTCTATGCAAAGGGAATTGATTCTATTAGATTTGTTCCAATTGAAAAGACTGCATTTGCAACTACACAGGATTTAACAGATTATGAGAAGAATGAAGTGTATACACTCACAAGAGTATATGCTGAAAATGGTCTCAATCCTCTTTCTAAAGGCGACGAGACAGGAAATACGCTATTTATTGATTCAGCAAATCTATATGCAGATGAACAGAGCATTATAGACAGCATCTATGACAGACTTAAAGGATTGACTTTCAACCAGGTGAAGAATGTCACAATGATATCGATTGATAACCTTCTTCCCGGTGCTCTTGTCAATTATAACAATAATGAATTCACTTTCTTTGTATCGGATCTAACTGTCAATTACAAAGGTGGACAGTTCTCTATGTCTACGGTTGACGGCAGTGTGACAACAAAGAATGAAGAAAAGACAGTGAATCGTGTATCTAATACAACACGAATCAGAAAGCTGCAGGTCAAACAGGACCAGGAATCATTGAAACTAGATATAATCGCAAAGGAACAGGAAGGCATCAATGACAAGATGGCGCAATTAAGCCTGTCCAATGAGAAGATATCACTAAGGGTTTCAGAAGTTGAAGAAAAGGCAGGAGAAGCAATCAAACAGGCACAGGGTTCAGTTAAGAAGTTTGTTTGTGAGTATGCTAGTTCAACAGATGGAGCTACACCACCAGAAACAGGTTGGTCAGAGACTGCACCGACATGGCGTCCTGGATTCTATATATGGCAGAGAACAGCTACGACGATCAACAATACTGTCACATACAGTACACCAGTATGTATAACAGGTGCAAAAGGCGAGGATTCTATATTATTGTGTATAGAATCATCAAACGGCACGACATTCAAGAACAGTGATGTGGCAACTATATTCACAGTGAATATCTATGTGGGCGGAGTTGTGATTGATAACTCTTCAAAATTGAGAGAAACATTTGGAGATAATGCATATCTGCAGTGGCTCATTAAAAGGCACGGAGAGACAGAATTCAGCAAGATCCCGTTAGATGATTCAAGACTCAACGATAATGGGTTCATGTTTACCATCTCAGCGAAAGACATTAAATTCAAGGCAGTATTCAACTGCGAATTAAACATTTAGGAGGAAAATTATGGCAATTAAGGCTGTAAATCAAATTGATGTAATTGACTTAACCGATGGATATTCCGTCGTATTGACAAGTGATAGCCACACATTTTTAGGCACTACTACTTCTGTAAATGGTACACAGACAACTACTACACAGGTAATGGCATTGTGTGGTAATGAACAGGTTCCGTGTACTGTAGGAACTATCACATGTCCTACAGGAATTTCAGCAGTGTCTGACGGCAAGTCACCAATGCCAACAATCACAGTTACTGCAACATCTGCATTAACTAAGAGTGGCACTATCACTATTCCTATTGTTGTGAATGGTGATATTACAATCAACAAGACGTTCAGTTACTCAATCGCATTCAAGGGTCAGACAGGTCAGAATGGGACAAGTGTTACCGTAAGTTCTACTTCTGTAACTTACCAGGTCGGTGCAAGTGGAACTACTAAGCCAACAGGTGAATGGAGCGCTACTGTTCCAAATGTACCTAATGGTCAGTTCCTTTGGACTAAGACAGTAGTTAGGTATTCTGATGGCAAATCAACAGAAGCCTACTCAGTCTCTTACAAGGGTACAAACGGCTCAAATGGTTCAAACGGTACAAGCGTTACTGTAAGTTCAACATCTGTTACATACCAGGCAGGCACAAGCGGCACTACTCCTCCAACAGGAACTTGGAGTACTACAGTGCCTAGCGTGGCAAATGGTCAGTACTTATGGACAAAGACTGTTGTAAACTATTCGGATGGTAAGCATACTGAATCATATTCTGTATCTTACAAAGGTACAAACGGAATCAACGGAACAAATGGCAAGGATGCTATTACCATGGCTATCACCTCAAGCGGTGGAACAATCTTCAAGAACACTGCTATCGCTACAACTTTAACTGCTCATGTTTATAAAGGTGGAGTTGAAGTGACTGGTTCTGCGTTATCTGCATTAGGAACCATCAAGTGGTATAAGGACGGCGGAACTACTGCTGTAGCAACAGGTGCGACATACACAATCGATGCTGGTGATATCACAAACAAGGCAACATTCAGCGCTCAGCTAGAAGGTTAATTATATGGTTAAGGCATCGGCTAGCATGACCCTCGTGAGAGTTAATGATGGCGAGGACGGGCAGGGAATTCGCTCAATCACTCCGGAGTATTACCTATCAGATTCAGCAACGGAAATGCCCGATGCAAGCAGTAACGGGTGGAAAAGCGTTCCCGATGACTACATTGACAAGCATTATTACTGGGTTAGGTCGAAGATATTATGGGATGATGGAACATATACAACGACCACCCCAGTGCTTGCAAATGACCTAAAGTCAATCATTGATGATTACGACAACAGAATAAACAATATGAACAATCAGCTGCAGCAGGCAACTAAGAATACTTCTTCGTCTATAGAACAGACAAAGGCATCCATCTTACAGACAGTATCAGAGAATTATTACAGTGCCTCTGACGGTGCAAACCTCGCTTCTACTGTATCTACTATTCAGCAGACAACAGAAAGCATTCAGATGGGATTTGTAAAGAAAGAAGACTTTAGTTCTCTTTCTGATACTGTATCAAACAATCAGACTCAGCTGAATACTTATATCAGATTCAATGCAGACGGCATAGAGATAGGTAAGCAGGAATCTGAATTCAAGACAAAACAGACAAACAGCAAGTACTCTATTCTTCAGAACAATGATGAAGTAGCGTATTTTGCTAATAACAGAATGTATAACTCAAACATCGAAGTTTCTAGTTCATTAAGGATTGGAAACTTCGGATTCATTGTTAACCGCGATGGATCTTTAACCTTTAAGAAAGTAGGTGGTGACTGATGGCAACATATGCAACATGCAGTGCTTCGTTTGGTGGCGGCAATGGTAATGTCACAATGACAATGACACGAACAGGTGTCAATGTTGACGGAAACTATGATTTATGGACTGCTACGCTGACAAAGTATTATAAGTGGAATATTAATTCAAATGCTACTAAATACGGCTCTATGTGGGCAAATGGCGCACTCATCTGGTCGGGCGGTGTGACTATTGGAGGAAGTGGAACAAAGACACTTGCGACGGTTACTAATATTAGAATCCCTCATGACAGTAACGGTGGCAAGCATTTTGATTTCTCATTCTCACAGGAATTGAAAGTAACTCTTTCGGGTAGTTATGTGGGCAGTGTATCTGCTTCGGGTGGTGTTGACTGCGATGTCATTCCTAGAGCAACTAAGCCTTACTGTTCTCCAACATCAGTTTATTTTGGAAACAGTGTGACAATCAAGACACCTAGGGCATCATCTGACTTTGGTCATGTAATCTCATACAGTTATTACGATATGAATGTACAGATTGCTGATAATCAGTGGAATGACGAATTCAGATGGACAGTACCGACTTCACTGATCAGCAAGATGACTAACACGTCATATTCATATATGACATTCAAGGTAGATACATACAATCGTGCCGGAAAGTACATCGGTACTAACTACTGCCGATTGGATTTAGTACTGCCATCGGGCTATGAGCCAACTGTAACAGGAATCACATACACAAATGAAGATGCTGCAATCGCAAAAAGATTCGGAGCATCAACAATTATACAGGGCGTTTCGAAAGTCAAATGTAATGTATCAGCAACGGCGAAGAACGGTGCTTCAATTACTTACTATTACAATGAGATTGATGGACAGATCATACCTGGACCAAACAGTTTCTTTACAACTCAGCCGTTGAAATCATCTGGCACAGTTACACTTAAATCGACAGTTACAGATTCAAGAGGACAGAAGGCTGCATTGTCAAAGAATATTGCAGTCACACCATGGTGGTCACCGACTGTTAAGAATGTCAGTGCACAGCGTTGGAACGTGACATCTAACAAGGCCGACGATGAAGGTACAGCAGTTAAGATTACTTATTCATTTTCAGTTGCACCTGTTGCAAATAAAAATGATAAGTCTGTCATGATTCAGTACAAAAACGGTGAAACATGGACTACTCTTGCAACTTATACAGATTCATACAGTAGCGAGAATAAGGTATATATATCATCCGCTGGCAAGTTCAATATAGATAATGCCTATTCCTTTAGAGTGCTTGTGAAGGATTACTTCACGACAGACGGTGTTGCATCTTATGCTGCTATTGCTCCTTCATTTAAGCTGCTTGATTTTTCTGCTGACGGCAGAGGAATTGGAGTGGGATGCAAGGCAGAAGGTGGCAAGTTAAAGGTGGATATGCCTCTTGAAGCGCAGTCATTTAATGGGTACACGTTTGATTTTGATACAGAGAATCAAGTAGATACGTGGGTTCCCGTGCTCACGGATAAGAAGATACAGCATAGAGTTATTGGCTGGTCTGATTGGATCTCTTGTGGAACTAATGCATGTGGTATCACACTGAAATACCGATATAACGACGGATTGAAACTCTGCGAAATAAACTGGGATGGTTTGGTAAGCGCCCCAATCGGAGGCAATACTATGGGGTACATGTGGACAGGATTTCCTGCCGACAAAAAACCAAAAAGCAATATGTTCATTCCCATAGCAAACCCCGCTGCAGACGCTGGGCTAGTCATCAGATATTACCCTATAACCAACGATGTCACAAAAGGTAATTTTACTTTGACTTCACTAAGAAACACCATAAACGACGTTTATATTTGCGGTTTTTATACGTACTCATATGCTTAAAGGAGAAGGAAAATATGAAATTATATGATACATCATTAAAATACATGGATGCGATTAACGCAATCGGAGGCACTATTGTAGCAGTATTGACTGCTGCATTAGGCACACATTGGTTTTTATTCGTAGGCTTTTTGACATTAAACATCATTGACTACATCACAGGAATTAGAAAGTCTAGATTAACAGGCAAAGAAAATTCCGCTAAAGGAGTCAGAGGTGTATGGAAAAAGTTAGGTTACTGGCTCATGGTGCTAGTAGCATTTCTTGCATCTTCTATTTTCATTGAGATTGGACAGACAATTAACATCGATTTGACTATCACAACTTATGTTGGATGGTTTACATTAGCATCTCTCATTATCAATGAATTAAGAAGCATCATTGAGAACTTCGTGGAAGCCGGAGACAACGTACCATCTGTTTTAACTAAAGGCTTAGAAGTAGCAGAAAACGCAATTAACAAAGGAGAATAATTATGGAATTACAAGACACTGTAGAACTTATGAATAGTTCTGATTATAAGGATAGATTTAAGGCAGAATACTGGCAGGCTAAAATCAGATATGACAAGTTAGATGATATGACTGTCAAATACGAAGCACGTACTTTGACATTCATTCCTAGATGCTCACTAGATTTATTAAAAGAACAAAAGAAGTATTTAGAAAATTATATTCGCACTCTTAAGATTAGAGCAGAGATTGAAGGAATTGAATTATAAGAAAGAAGGTATAAAGTATGAATTTTAACATTCACGGTGGACATAGTTTAAAATGTCGTGGCGCAAGTGGACTATTAGACGAAGTCAATGAAGACAGAAAAGTTAAAAACAAAGTAATTGAGTTGTTAAGAGCAAACGGACATACAGTTTATGATTGCACTGATGATAACGGAGCAACACAGAATGCTAACCTAAAAGCAATTGTAAGTAAGTGTAATGATCATAAGGTTGACTTAGATGTATCAATCCACTTAAACGCCGGGGGCGGAACAGGAACAGAGGTATATATCTATAACAGTAAATCAAAAGCAAAAGATGAAGCTGAAAGAATCATCAAAAATATTTCTAACACTCTAGGCATTAGAAATAGAGGCGTTAAAACATCTACAAAGTTATATGTGTTGAAAAAGACTAAATCTCCAGCACTACTTGTTGAGTGCTGCTTTGTTGACAACGCTATTGATAAAGTGAAGTGGAATAGTGACTTATGCGCAAAGGCAATTGTAGAGGGTATCTTAAATAAGAGTGTTAATGAACATCCTACACCTAAACCACAGAGTAATACATCTAACGCATTAGGCACTTATATGATTACTGCTAGTGATTTAAGTGTCAGAACAGGACCAGGAGCTAACTATAGAAGAAAGACATATGAGGAATTAACTAAGAATGCTAAGGCTCACGATTACGACAAGGACGGCTGTCTTAATTACGGAACTCATGTCACAGTTTCTAGATTCGATGGAGATTGGGCAAAGATTCCAAGTGGTTGGGTTGCTAGAAAGTATTTGAAAAAAGTCTAA